AACTCGTAGGCGACATCTTTGCACGTCCAGCTAGCTGGCGGAACTTTTGAACGATGCTGGTCTTTGCGCTGCTGGGCCTTTGCTTCCCGCGCCTCCTGGTACTCTGCTTTTTTCCGAGCCATGTGCTTCTCACGCTCGCGGATAAACTCATCATCACTAGACGAAGTGCTTTCAAAAAAGTCATAACCCACGTCAGTTCCTTTCCCTTCGACCTCGTCGAAGAATTTATTTGTAGCTATATTAGTAGTACTAGCTGTATAGCTATTAGAAATATTGCTTACTAGCTGTACTGCTATATGGCGATATCCAGATATTACCGATTTGGTCACGTCTGACATTACCACTTTTGTCTTTGTGCCTCCACCGACTAGTCTAGTCATTTTGAGGCAGTTTGCTTCTCGTAGTTCCTGTAGGACAGCTAGGCTTTTGCGTCTGCTTAAGCCTTTGTGTTCCATCAGGGTACGGTGATTTATTGGAAGTGTACGATTAAGGTACAGAAATGCAAGGCAGTCTTGGGCCTGCCTACTTAGTTCTACGGGCATCTTATTCCTTGATAATACGCTTGAATTCGGCCGCAAATGAGCGGGCAAATATCTTACCAAGTTCAGATACTAGCACAGTTAGAGTTTCCTCCAAATCGTACTCACTATCGTAGTCCGAAGTATCATCGGAGTCAGGCTCCTCAACTTTAGCCTCTTCAATGACTTTAAGCTCAGGTGTACTTACCGAAGTCTCGGCCTCCGGAATTTGGGGTCTCTGCGGCCTTGTAATGGGCTCAGAAGCCAACGGAATGAGCATTAACCCATCAGTTAGGTCATAAGCCAATATACGGGCTTCCTGGGCCACTGAGGCCGCTAATTGACATGCAAAATCCTCGTCATCCCAAAGCATGAAAAACTTCAGGTCTTCCCTGGAGTTTTCGGACAATAGGCCTTCATAATTGTTTTCCGGGTATTTAAGGACTGGCAGCCCTTTGTCCTGGGCGTACTGCTCTGCCCAGACAATACCCTCTGAAGGGTTTTTATCATATACAGTTGCGATAATGGCTTCATCTACAGAATCGACTACATCGCTAATTAGAGCCTCTAGGTTGGCTCGAGTTGTTTTTGCGTTACCTATAACCGCTATGGTTACTCGTCTCATGTTTACCTCCTTGGACGGAGATATCAGTATACAGAAAAATTAAAAGACGTCAAGTCGCGGATGTGCCGATAAACAAAGCCCACGTAGTACCAATAGGAAGATAGTCAGTAATTACGTTATTTAGACGACCCTGGACAGCAAGCCTATTGGGATAATACAGGCTTCTACCAGTGCTTGGAGTTCCAGCTGTGCCAGCAGCATTCTGTTCCCAAACTAAATCGTCAGTATTTAAGTACCCAGTGCTTCCATCAAAGTAGTCATTTACTAAATAGTCCTTCTCAAATAGAACTGAGTCTACATAATAAATATTCCCATTTGCGCCAGTAAACGACAGAGATACTGTAGCCGTAGCTGCTGTTGCCGGAGCCTTTGCGGTCAAAGAGACTCTTGTAAAAGAAGAGCTTAACGTCGTGGCCGTAGAAGAAGACGTAGAAATTGTAGAACCACCACTGGTCTTCCAAGTAATGTTTATGACTACGGTATTGGTGTTAGCAGCTTTTACGTATGCACTAACCGTGTAGTCGTACCCAACCTGCACCGATATAGCAGATGTTGACGTCAAAGCACTAGTAGTGCCATTGGCAGTAAGTTTCGCAGAATTAGTGCTGACTGAAAGACCTAACCCAACGGCAGATGTTGGGTAAACATTTGAAGCGTCCAGACCAAAAGCACTGGTGCCGGTAGTGCTCCAGTTAGTCGTAGCAAGCTCAAAACCAGGATTTTTAATGTGGTTTATTCTAGGGGGATTTAGATATATGTCTACTCTTCTAGGGTCAGCATATGTAGTGTACGTCGTGTTTTTCTCAAATTGTAGTCCGTCAAAATAATGAACCTCGCCGTTACTGAGCCCGGGTCCGCCGACAAACGGAGGCTCGTATACTGCAATATACGGAGCTGCGTACACTGCATTAGTTGGAGCTTGTTCATTTGGCAGAAAGATTCTTACCCAGTTAGCTACAACGTTTGTAAAATCATCATATACCTCAGAGTTAGGTATTTCTTCCCCATATCTGTCATACCATTTAATTCCTAACCTTACTGTATTGGCTATGCTGCGTGCAACAGTATATAAACTAAAGCTATAGTATTCGCCTTCAGTAACCGGTATTCCATATAGCTATGGGCTATATAACGCCACAGTTCCGTAAGAATTAATTGGAGTTATGGAAATAAGGGTAGTAGCGCTATCGTTCACTACAGTAAAAGTTCTAAGAGTTGGGGTCTCTACAATTTTCCAAAGTCCATTAACGTAGTTTGGACTCATGCCCTGAATAACTACCGACTGACCTGTTTTAAACCCGTGGTTTGTATCTGTTGCAAATGTTAAGTAAGAATAACCATTTGCATAATTATTTGCAAAAGTATTGCTCATTAATACTTTGTCGGGAGACACCGCGTAATTTATGCTGTAAGTAGAGCTTCCAGCAGTGGCAGTTAGCTTTAAAAATCCAGAACTACTGTTTGGATATCCGTTGGGAGAACCATACTCATAATAAGGATTAGGTGCCCCACCCTCAGCAGCTGCGGTCGTAGATGCAATAGAAACATTTTTTCCAGTTGCTGACCAAAAACCGGTTCCGCTTTCAAAAGACGCGCAGTCCAGGGTTAAAAACAGATTTTTTATTGCCGCTATCGAAGCGTTGTACCCAGAGTAAGAGGATACAAACTGAGTTAATCCTCTAATTGTGCCTTTATTTAAATATATATAGTCAGCATAGTTAAGCATCCTACGGGCCTGCTGTAGCCCTAAAGATGACTCATAATTAAAGCCCATCTGGTCCATAAGCGCGGGTATAAGTTTTCCGTCTAGATTTAGAACGTCATACCTATTTTTTGCGTTTTCAACCTTAGTTTTAATAAGGTCATGCTCAACAGCAATAGTTCTAAGGAAGTTAAACAGGTCTGTATTTTGATTAGAACCTTGAGATGACGACACATCCAAAGCGGATGAATACACTTCGGGCAAGGACTGGTATAAGACCGTGGCGGTATTGTAGTCTTTGATTGATGTACCTAAAGCAGTTCCTACGCGAACCCAAGAAGAGTTAGTAAAAACAAAAGCAGAGTAATAGTAGGTTTTTCCGGGGGTCAGGCCAACGGGAGAAAATACTACAGAAGTTCCAGCTGGGATAGTAGCGTTAGTATCTAAAGTTATTACACTAACACCACTAACAGTAGCTACTGATTTTACCGAAGTATTGCCTATAATACCTGAATATCCACTGACTAATTGACCAGGTTGTATATTTGCATTAGTTGTAGTTAGTGAAAAAGTGGCGGCGTTTACTATAGACGTGGCTGCAGTTCCGCTGTACGTAGGAGTTAAAGCCCCAGTAGTTCTGCTATAAAAACGTCCTGAATCGGTTAGGTTAGCAACTGTGCCTAAAACACTGGTGTTTCCAGGACCAGCAGTTTGCAAAGCAGTCTTTGTAGTCGAATAGATTATATCGCCGTTGTCCGGTGTAGTAGGAAATCCACTAGGGTTTCTAACCACTACAAACGAAGAGAAATCCCCATTTGCTGTTGGGTAAACCCAGGATAAAGAAATAGAGCCGTAGTTAAATGAGCTTGCTGTAAATGGGTAGACGCTTATATCAGTAGTGGAGACAACTCCATATTTAAAAGACCCGTATACTTTAGCGCCATAAACTGACATTTAATTTCCTTATTACTTAACGCCAAATAAAGTGTAGGTTGCTGCAGTTGGGTAGTTAGCAGCCGAGGTTATTGTCATAGATGTAATAGCATCAGTAGAGGCAATTGAGCCATGGCCAAACGCATTATCTGCAAGAAAATTTATGTGCTTTCTACTAATAGAGCTGCCAGGATTTAGTATGTCTGCAACTATTGATAAACCGGTACTAAAGTTTCCACCTCCGCTTATTGGCCAGCTAGTGCCTGTTGCGCTGTTTGTTACTGTCGCGCCAGAGTAAGTTGCATGATAAAACTTATAAGTTTGCCCGCCACCATTTACGGTTAATAAAACCGCAGAAGGAGTGGCGTTACCAGTAGTGCATTCTAGCACTAAAACAAGTCTTCTATAATTAGTGCTAGATATATTAGAAATAGTAGTAGACGCTGTAAAGTTTCCGGTAGCTAACTGAGTCCAGCCAACCCTGCTACCGTCTGTAGCACCTGCAGTGAGTCCAGCTTCTAGATTTGCAATCCTTGCGCCAACTGATGTTGATACGCCATTTGGGTTATAACTACCAGCAGAGGGTAACGCTGATGTTGCTGGGTTTGTGCCAAGCGCAGTTTCAACGGCGCTAACTTCAGCTTGAACACTGTTTATGTCAGCCGCTTGCACTACGCTTACGCCGTCAACCTTATCGGTGTAGGTTTTTACTGACCCTGGAAATAGAGGAACAGTCATTTATTATCTCCTTATGAAAGTCCGCCAGAAGCGGATATATTAAATACATTTTTAGTAGGGACTTCATCTACATCACAGATTATACCTGGAGTTAAAACACCGTCCGCAATTTCAGAATCCACAGATAGAACTCTTGCGTAACTGTCTTCGGAAGAAGATAAAAGAGTTATAGCTGTGCCTGTAGTAATAGTGTTGTTTATAGTAGCCGCCACTCCAATAGTCGAAGTACCAACATTGGTAATCGTAGTGGTGTTTACTCCGTTACCAAACACGTTAGATGTATTACATCCAATAGTCATGCCTACTACTAACCCCACTGTGCTGCTTAAAGAAATAGTTGTTCCACCCGGGCTTATGTTGGTAGATGCGGTATAAGACGGTACAGATGAAGTAGCTGGTACAGCAATAGTAATTGTGCTAGGGCTAGCTGCATTAACAGATTGAACCACGTAAGTTCCATCTATAGAAGACCATACTCCATTTACTTTTATAGTTTGACCGGCAACGATAGTGTGTGGGTTAGCTAAGGTAAGAGTTACGCTTGTAGTAGTTGGTCTAGACCAAGATTGCACAAAGAATTTTTGTTCGTTTGAGCCTCTACGAAGGTGGTCCACGCTGGCATAGTCAACCCCATCAATATTAGATACCGAGTTTAGAATTAAATGAGGAGTAATCCTGTCAGCAAAAAATGCGTTGTTATAGGATACTAAGCTAGACAAAGCATTTTGTACCTGAGTAACCACTGCAGACTGACTATATTGAGGAAGTACTCTGACTGCCACGTCTAAATTAATTGGTACGTATACCGGAGGAAGTATTGTAAGAGTAACGTTTGGGGCTACTTTATCTATAAAGTAGTTTGCAACCTCTGTTTTAAGAGAGTTAAAAGCTGCTGTGTTTGCCCCCACGCCTTTTACAACCGTATTAGATGCGGTAGATGAGTACGTTGGGTATGTAGTTATCGGGCTGACTACGGTAAAGAACGCACCGGCTGGGTCTACGTACCGCACTAGCGTAGGAACTTCTAAATCATAATCAGCAGCAGCTGCTCCACTAATAGTGACGTAGCTAGTTCCGGCAACAAGGCCACTAAATGTCCCGTTAGCAGCGGCGTACTTTAAGTAAGCTGTTCCAGCTGAGTATGCCGTACCATCTGACGCGCTTTTTGTCACAGCAGTAATTCCTGTGTAAGGCCCGTAAATGTTTACCGCACTACTTCCAAAAGGTGCAATATAAAGATTGACACTGGACCAGACAGATGAATCGGCGCTTGATTTAGATACTCCACTAACCTGCAGAGCCAAATAAGCGTAGTCTTTTAAAGAGACAGCTCTGCGTAATGTTCGCAGCGCCCTAGGGGCGTTAATCCTGATGGAGTCAGTGGACTCTTCATCAGTTCCTCCCGATGCCGCTGACGTTTGTGTAATAGTTGCGTTTAAACTAGCGCTAGCAAACGTTGTAGCTAATGAACCTAAAGGTATATTTCCCTTAGAACCAACTCCTACTCTATAAGTAGCAGTTACTGTATAAGTAGCTGGAGGTATTCTTCCGCTAACTCCATCACCAAAAACTATATAGGTATACCCGTCCGCATCCATAGTAGTAGTAAATACTGAATCATAAGCAGTGCTGTCTACCAAAGATGATGTGTAGGTATACACGGAACCACCTACAGACACTTGTATATTGCTTCCACTGGTATTAATTATCACACCTGTTTGAGCAAGTTTAAAATACTGGCTTGGTGTTCCGTTTGAAGTCCCTAAAGACTCATTAGCTACAGTAGAGCCTTGGGTAGCAGTTGCTGCTACAGTTGCGCCAAACCCTACTGAGACCTCATTGTCAAGCTCAAAAATTACTTGAGTACTTTGCCCATTTACAACAGTTGACGACGCAATTTGAGTGCCTGCAGGGATAACCATAGTTCCAGAGGCGTTATTATTTTTTATGTTTAAGCTAACCGTAGCAGCGGTGCTGGGAGTAGGGGTGTACCCAAGCATGGACGCAATTTGAAGAATACTTGAACGTTGGCTAGCGGTTCCTAAAAAACCCTCCGAGGCCATACGGTCTGTGTAAAAACTTAATATATCTCCGAGATAGGCGAATGTTTCTAGCAACGCAACGCCAATATCGGACGGGTCACTTACAGACCAACCCGGATTAAACTGTTTAGCAATAGCGGTCAAATCCGCTAAAATTGCTGTATAGTCCTTGGACAAATAGTCAATTTGCGGAATATAGTTTTTAGTAACGGTTACGGTATCAACCATTAGTTATCTCCTGTATCAGTTCCCCAGAACGATTAAATATTCCGGTATTAATTGTAACACTATCCGGCTCCCCATTTGGCAGACCGTAGATAATATTAATTATTAAATTGCCGCTATCTTTGTCAAAATAGGGTTTTATTTCCCTTAACTCTAAGCTAGGAAGCCAGTCCACAAAAGCCCTGGAAATAGCCTCTCTTGCTATTTCTCCCGCTACGTTTTCAGGTTCAAATACAACCCTGTATATGTTTGACCCAAAGTTAGGGCGCATGACACGCTCTCCTGGACGAGTAGAAAGAACCAGTAGGATTCGGTTTTTCCATATCTTTCTTTGGTCGTCAGTAGTTGCCAAAGAAGCTATATAAGTACCATCAGAAGAACGATTAAATCCAAAAGGGAAATCAATAGTAGTAAATGACATTAAAATTCTCCTATCCATACCGGAAAGTTAGGGTCTCCGCCCTCATACATAACCCAGCAATTACGGCCGGGCAATGGTTTATAATTACCTATCATATTGATTGATAAGATGACTGATGGAATATCAGGCCTAGTTGGGTTGGTAAGGCCACTAACATGCTGCAGATATACAGTAGAGTGGTTAGCTTCCCATGCGATTTCTACGTAATCGCCTGCCTCTAAATCAATAATAAATGGCACAGTTAGAACTGTTTCATTTGGATTCCCACTCATAGTAACTCTACTGCTAGTTCTGGGGACATCAACACCGTTTACTCTAAGCCATATATCTGCTTGAACTGTGGATGAATTAGTATTTGCAAATTGAGGTGAAAAAAGTATTTGATAATCACCATCCCTAGAAACATATACTTTACTAGGTTCCGTAGAGCTAAGATAAACACCCCCGCCATTATCTTCGGTAGTATCAAACTGAACTACATCAGCCGTATTTACTGACGAAATTGTGGCGTCGCTATTTTTTGTAAAAACACCATACGCTAAATCTGTACTAAAAATACTTGCGTTTATTGGCCAAGCCCAATCTGTGACTTGTTCTCCACTAACTTGTGGGA